GCCTCCGCCGCCTGCTTGGCAGCGTCGACGGCCCCCTCGACCAGGCCTTTGACGATGCCGGCCGCCAACTCCGCGAGCGACGGCATAACGTCCTTGATGGCCAGTTCCAGGGCGCTCCCGGCCACCCGCATGAGTCCGCTGATGGCCGTCTCCCCTACCTTCACCCAGTTCACATCGCTCAGCCAATCGCCGAAGCGGGCTGAGAGTTGCTCCAGGGTGTCGAGCATGGTGTCGATCGACATGTCGAGCTTGATCTCGAAGCCGCCGTGTTTCCAGGCATCGGTCGCGGTCATGCGATCCCAGGAAGCGATGAAGCTGTTGACGGTCTCGGTGAGTTCGTCGACCACCTCACGCACGCCCGGGATGCCCTCTTTGCCCATGCTGATGAGGGCGGTCTCCATGGAGCCCTTGAGCTCCTCCCAGGATCCCTTGAGGTTGTCCATCTTGGTAGCGGCGATGTCTTGAGCGGCTCCGCTCTTTGAGACCTCGCGGGTCATGTCGGCGTAGGCGTCCGCACCGTCGCGCAGCAGGATGTTGGCGGCCCGGACGGCGTCAGAGCCGAAGATGACTCCGAGGGCGTAGTCGCGCTCCTGGTCGGTCAGGTCTTGCACGGCCCCGCCAACGTTGCGGAGGATGTCTTCCATGCTAAGCATGGTGCCGGAGGCGTCATAGGCCGCGATGTTGTACTGCTTCATCAGCTTGAGCGCCTTCTCAGACGGCGTCATCAGCTGCATGAACATCTGCTTGAGCGAGGTGCCGGCGTCGGAGCCCTTGAGGCCGTTGTTGGCGAGGATGGCAAGCGCGGCGGCCGTTTCTTCCAGGTTGAGCCCGGCCTGCGAGGCTACCGCCCCGACCATGGCGAGCGAATCACCCAAGAGCCCGACTTCGGTGGTCGAGCGGTTGGCTGTAAGCGCCATGATATCGGCGACCTTCGCCGACTCCTTCGCCTCCATACCGAATACCTTGAGCTGGTTGGCGGTGATCTCGGCCGCTTTGCCCACCTCAAGCTCCCCGGCGGAAGCCAGCGCCAGCATGCCCGGTAGTGCACTCATGGTCTCGCCCAGCGTGAGACCGGCCTTGACGAGTTCGTTGGCGGCCTGGGCGGTCTCGCCGGCGGAGAAGACGGTGTCCTTGCCGAGTTGGATCACCGTGGCTTCGAGCTTCTTCATCTCGGCCGCGGTGCCGGAGGCGTTCGCCTTGATGCGGCTCATCTCGTACTCAAAGTTGGCGGCGGCCTTGACTGAAGCCGTGCCAAGGGCGACAAGAGCAGCCGTGCCCGCCGCGAGCCCGGCGGCAATCCCGGCCCCGGCCATGGCGCCGTACTTCTTCCAGGCGTCGGTCATACGGCGGCCCGCGAGATGCGTCTGAGTGTCGAGGTTACGGAGCCCGCGAATGTACGGGGCTCCGTTGGCGTCGAACTCGATATAGAGCTTGGCTACTTCATCGCCCAAGGTCTAGCGGCCTTTCTGTTGCTTGTAGGCACGGATGGCCTTCTCGGCTCGGTGGCGGAAACTGTCCAGCTCCCGGTTGGCTACGGCTTTCACCGTCTCGGGGTCTTTGGGGGTCTCGGACTCTTCGGGCTTGTACTCGGGATGGAACTCAGCGCCCCAGGCCACCGCCATGGCCTTTGCCATGAGCAGACACAGGCGGTCGCGGTGATAGGGAAGCCAGCGGGCCATTTTCTCGACGTCGACATGAGGCCCACGGGCACGGATCACCCAAGGCGGGATGTGGTACCAGAACGAAAGCTCGGTGTAGTAGAGGTCGAGGTCCTCTCCGGTCAGCTCTCTCTGGCTATCCGTTTTTTTGCGGCACCACCGCCCAGTACCTCACCCACGCGGGCGTTCAGCATGTGAAGGATGTCGGGCCCCAGCTTCTCTAGCAGCGTCTCGGGCGTCTGGGTGGGCGTGATGTAGATGGCAACGAGCGAGGCGGTGAGGTAGCGGGGAGTGCAGTCGAGCGGCTGCTCGTCTTCGGCCCCTTCCTTCTCGACAAGCGCGCGGCCTACCTCGTCACCAGCGTCCCTGATGCGCTTCTCGACGGCCTTCTCGACAGCCGCTTCCAGCTTCTCGGGCGCGGTGTCCGCTTTCAGGCGCTCGCGTTCCTCCTCGCGCCAGAGGGTGAGTTTCTCTTCGGCCCGCAGACGTTCCTGCTCGGCTTCTGCCCGCTCGACGGCCCGGGCCGCCAGAGCCTTGCCGCGTTCGTTCACCCGCTTCTCCCAGGCCGCGATGACCTCGCGGGCCCGGAAGTAGTCGGCCTCCAGCGGTTGCCGGAGCTTCCAGACGGTGCCGTCGGGGAACTCGATCTCCTCCAGCGGTTGGCTGTGGTACTCGTAGACCTTGATCTTGCCCATGCATCTGTCCTCCAGGTTTGGGTGCCCCGGACCTGCCGCCACCTGGAGGAGGACGGCAGGGAGCCGGGGACGGGTGAGAGGGGAGTGTCTAGTAGGTGGGCCGCACTTCCATGCGGAACTCGGGTCGCCAGGTCTTGTGGTTCACAACGCACGATATGGTGGTCTTCTGAACGTTGAACATCGCGCCTAACTGGGAAAGACTCATAACTGGGTAGTGACCACGGATGAAGTCTACGGCCTCCCAATTGAGCTTGGCGCGCAGACCGCGGTGGACGTTTTCCGCAGGCCAAACGGCTTCCAGATGGTCAGGGTTGACGCATGCTCGGTTGCGGCAGAGGTGGTCGAGTTCCATACCTTCCGGCACTGGACCATACTTCTGCACGTAAGCGGCGGCATGAGCCTTGCGCATCGGGCCGTGAGCTGATTCACGCTTGGTACCATAGCCGCTTGAATCCCTGTTGCGCTGCCATTCCCAGCAGTCCGTCTCGGGATTCACAATGTATTCCACAGGTGATTTGCGGCTTGTGTGGCCATTGCAGTACTTGATGTGGTGGCCCGCCAGAGTGCCATGAATATGACTCGACTGGCGAGCCACTTTGGTCTTCTCCCCGCAACCACACATGCACAGCCCCGAGGGGTTGGGCGGCTCGATATCAACCGTCGTGAACTTGCGGCTCATACTCAATACACACTTACGTCGTTCACGACCGTCACAGTGGCGATCGGAGCGGTACCAGTGGCCTCGCCACCGATGGTGACGATGGGCTCGGTGCCCTCCGGGTTGGCCGCGAGGTCCGCCAGTGGCCCGGGGTCGAAGTAGAACTGGGGCACATCAATCTTGATGGACCGCTCGTTGCCGGTGGTGTTGGCGATGAACTTGGTGGTGAAGCCGAGATTCTGGATCTCGGTGGTCACCTCGTCACCGGCCACAGGTACGGGCTTGCCGTAGACCGCGAAGTTGTACAGCCGGAGGTCTTCCTGCAGTTGGTCAACCGCGATGTTGATGTCGCCGGGTTTCCGCTGCACGGCATAGGCCGTGGGACCCTCGCCCTGGATGGGCGTGGCGTTCCAGTTCATCTCGAAAAGGATCCGCTGGATGTTCGCCACAGCGCCCAGGTGGGAGTTGTACTTGCCGGGGCTGTTGACGGCTCCGATGACGACAGCCGCACAGGCGAGCGCGGTGGCCTCGCTGTTCGGCGTCGCCCACGCAAACGTGTTGGTGCCGTCGGCGAAGTAGTGGACGGTCGTGTCGGCCATGTGGGCGTTCAGATCGGTCTCGATCTCGTCGAGGGCCACATAGCAGGCTGGGAGGTCCGCGCACGGCGTCGCATAGGTGAGGACGTTCACCGCGTCGGCCGCTTTGTGGTGGACTCCCGAGGCAACGGCGCAGTGGGCGTTGTAAGCCGCCTTGAAGGCCGTGAGCCAGGTGATGAGCCCAGCGGTGTCCGTGGGAACGTCGGAATGGTCCAGGTTGGTCCAGTCGCCGTTCAAGCAGTGGTATCCGCCCGCGTCCAGCCAGTGGACGTTGTCGGCCTCTTGGGTCGCGAGCGCACCAGGGGCCTCGGAGTACTGCATCGGGGCCATGCCGACGATGATCGGCCTGATGCGCATGAACTTGGACGCTACCGAGACCTCGATGCTGCCGCCCACCACCTGCAGATCGTGGAACACGGCCCACTCGCCGGCGAAGTACTGCCAGGCGGTGAAGTACGCGAAGGCGTCCAGGCTGGCAGCCGGGATCTGAGTGTGGGTGTAGGGGTCAGCGCCGCCGGTGGGCGTGTCGGAGCCGAGCAACCAGGCGGTAGCGGCGCCCATGCCTTTGGGCTGGGCGGTGATGGTGGGCTGTCCACCGGTCTCGACATATCCGATGCGCTGCTTCGAGCTGCCGGTGATCCGGCCGTCGCAGATGTTCAGCTTGTCGATGGTCGGTTTGGAGCTGAGACGCCCGTCGATGAGTTCCCAGTAGTAGCTGGGAGTCGCCGGGTAGACGCCACGGGCGGTCTGAGCCGCCACCATGAGACAGGAATCATGGATTGCGAGCATGTGTTACACCTCCTTCCGGGAGGGCTTGGGGGGTTTGGGCTCCTCGGTGGGAGCCTCTGGGGCGGGCGGGGGCGCGTAGACCTGCCGCTCCTTCACCGCCTCCGTGAGGGGGAAGTCCGAGAGCATCTTGATCTCGGCCAGGTCCTCCGTGTCATAGGGCATCGGGAAGACCTTGCGCACGCCGCGCGGATAGAGGACCACGCTGGTGGGAGCGTGGCGGCCCTTGATGTCGAATCGCATGTGTCACCTCGCTTTGGGGCATGAAAAAGGCCGCTCGGTGGCGGCCTGGGGGGCGGTGTTGTCGACCGGCTCTAGGTCGGGTTCTTGTGGTCGAACCGCACGTCGACGATGCGGCAGTATCTCTTGATCTCCGGCTCGTGGTTCCCGTCCATGACGTTCGCGATCCAAGAGCGGAAGTGGACGCCTGACACAGTCAGGTGTTTGTTGTAGAAGCAGGACCGCACGGCATTGGCGAGAGCTACGGCCCCAGCGTACGAGTCATCCCAACAGGCGAGTTGGTACCGCGGCCGCCAGTACTCGGCCACTTCGGTCTCCGAGCCACTGATGAGCTGATAGACGATCGCAGGCACACCGGCGCCCTGTGGGATTACAGGAGTGTGAACGTCGGTTGAAGCGATGATGGCCATGACTCCGGCGTCGGCGGCGATTTGGGCCACCATGCCCTCTTCCATCGTGCTCACGTCAGCTCCCTCTTGAGTACGTGGGCCATGGTCTTGATCGCTTCATCCACTTTGCTGTCCAGGGCCGGACGCAAGAACGGCCGGGCGGCCATCTTGATTGTTCCGGTCTCGAGGAAGCGTCCATAGAAGTGAGCCTTGCCCGGGCCGACCCTGACCTTACAGGTGGTCGGCGTGCTCTTCACTACCTGAACCAGGATGTTGTCGGCCAGGTGCCCGGCGTCGGTCTCATAGGCTCGGCGGGGCGCGAGTGTTCGTGCTTCATCACGGACCACCTCCGCACCGGCCGTGGTGGCCTCCTCCAACGCACTCTTGACCTTGGCCTGTAGCATCCTGATACGGGCTCGCAGCAACTCCTCACCATGTAGGGTGGCGGTTATCACAGCAGCTCCTTGCACATCAGCACCATCTCGATATCGCGCTCCTGGGAGTTGAGCACCGATAGGATCTGAAATTCGCGGGTGCCGAAGTAGAGGTGCATCTCGGACGTGAGGCCGGCCAAATACCGGATGGTGATCTTGTGCGTCACCTCCGATTGCATCTGTTGGGCCACCATAAGCTCCCGCCCCGCGAGAGGCTCCACGGCTCCCCAGACGGTCGCGAAGGTGGCCTCCGCCTCGATCGTGCCAGCAAAGCTGTCCTTGGAGGTCGTGACGGTCTTCACCGTCAACCGGTGCCTGAGTGTACCGGCCTGCATCAGAAGCTCCACACCTTGAAGGGCGCACAGAGCGAGCTGACGCCGAACGGGACATGCTGCAGACCGTTCGCGTACTTGGCGTCGCCCGCCGCTTCACGGTTCTCATACCAATGCCCGACTAGAAGCAACATCGCCTGTTTCAGTTGGACAGGCACTTGGGCGGCGGTTCCGTAGCCCGCCTTGAACTCTACCGTGATGGGCGCAGCGGGTCGCAGCGTTTCAGTGGGCCAACTCTTGCCGTATGCGAGTACGATTGCACCGACGGGCTGATAGGGGTTGAGCACCGGAGGCGTAGCGGCGTGTTCCACATCGTATTCGGTAGCCGCGAAGGTGTGAGAGACAGCGTCCGAGTCCACGTAGGTGACCGACACCACGGTTTGCAGCGGAGGACGGGGCAGCTCTAATCGGTCTCCACTTGGCCAACCATTCAACAGCATCTGCCACGTCTGCGTCACCAGTGCCCGGCGCGTGACCATCTCCACGTGCTGCCGAGCAGTCGCTATCAAGCGTTCGATCAGCTCCGCCTCATCCAGTGCAACACGCGAATGAGACGATACGTCTACGGGCGTGATGGGCTCCTCGGTGGGAGCTGTCTTCAGGATGAGGTCCATCTACTTGCGACGGGGCTTCGGACGGGGCATAACGGCCTTCTCCGGCGGGGAAACGACGGCCACTTCCGAGGCCTGCTCTTCGGACTCGTCAGTGGTTTCCTCTTCGGGCTCCACGTCGCGCTCCTCCTCGGCCGCTTCCGGGGCCTGCTCTCTTGCGGGGATGCCGATATACTCGGCAAACCCACCGTCGACGCGAGCTCGCGCGGCTTTCTCGTCCAGGTCGCGCACCGCTCCGACCTGAAACACGCCGTCAGGACCGGCCTCTAGGGTTTTCATGCGGATCTTCACGCTCACACCTCCGCGTACACAACGACGCCCGCTACGGCGACAGCGTCGGACAGGTTGAGATTGAGAGCTTCGCCC